TTACTAAGAATGAGGCAAGAGGCGTTATTGGATTTGCTCCGAGCATGGACGAGAGGGCGGATCAACTTTCCAATCCGCAGCTTTACGATCAGGGACAGGGAATGATGCCTGAAGAGGAAGTACCTCCGGAGGAAGAACTCCCGCCAGAAGATTAGGAAGCTCAATATGAACAATAAACCGGACCCGAAAGGGTCTTTTTTCATGCAACAAGAAGGAGAAATCAAAATGGCTAAGTTTGACTTTAGCGGTTGGGCTACTGCCAATGACTACAAGTGCTCTGACGGCCGAACTATTCGCGCAGGGGCGTTTGCGGACATGGACGGTAAGACTGTTCCGCTTGTATGGGGGCATCAGCACGATTCCCCAACAGACGTACTTGGGCATGCTCTCCTTGAGAACAGGGACGAAGGCGTGTACATGTATGGCTCTTTTAATAATTCTGCTAAAGCGCAGGATGCTAAAGAAGCCGTACAGCATGGCGACATCAAGTATCTCTCAATTTATGCAAATCATCTTAAGCAGTCCCCTGCAAAAGAGGTTCTGCACGGTGTGATCAGAGAGGTCAGCCTTGTTTATGGAGGTGCAAACCCCGGAGCTTTTATTGACAATGTCGCTCTTGCCCACGGTGATGGCTCTTTTGAAGAAGTGGAAGACGAAGCAGTCATGTGCTTCTTCAAGGACATCGAGCTTGAGCATTCAGACGACGATAAGAAGAAAGGAGACAATCCCGTGGCAGATAAGAACGAAGAAAAGAAAGAAGAAAAGAAGGAACCGACGGTAGCAGATATTTATGAGGGCATGACCGATGACCAGAAGGCTGTCTGCCAGTTCCTCGTTAACGAAGCCGTCAAAGAGGCACAGACCGGCGAAGACGACAATGATGAAGAAGATGCCGCTGAGCATTCAGATCTTGAAGAAGAAGGAGATGACGTTATGAAGCACAATGTATTTGATGGAAATGATATGACCCAGGGCGAAACCCTTTCTCATGATGAGATGGCTACAATTATCGCCGATGCCAAGAGGTATGGTTCTCTGAAGGATTCTTTCCTGGCTCATGCTGAAGATTATGGTATCGAGCAGATCGACTGGCTCTTCCCATCTGCGAAGGAGCAGAACACTCCGCCGGAATGGATCAAGAGACCGGACAACTGGGTAAACGTTGTTATGAGCGGTGTACATCACACCCCGTTTACCAGACTGAAATCCACCTATGCTGACATCACCGAGGATGAGGCCCGCGCTCGCGGCTACCTGAAGGGCAGACTGAAGAAGGAAGAAGTGTTCTCGCTGCTCAAGCGTACCACCCAGCCGACCACTGTTTACAAGAAGCAGAAGCTGGATCGCGACGACACGATCGATATCACCGATTTCGATGTCATTGCATGGCTGAAGGCTGAAATGAGAATGATGCTTGATGAGGAACTTGCCGGTGCTTACCTGGTTGGCGATGGCCGCCTTGCATCCGACGACGACAAGATCGATCCGACCTGCATCCGCCCGATCGTAAACGAGAGTGATCTGTTCAATATCAAGTATGGTGTTGCACCGAGCCAGAACGTTGCTTCCGGCACGCCGATTGAAGATTCTGCTCAGTATTATGCAGAGAATTTCATCAAGGCTGCAATCCGTGCCCGTAAGGGTTACAAGGGCTCCGGCTCTCCGACCATGTTCACTTCCGAATCCATGCTCTGCGAGATGCTGCTCCTTGAGGACACCCAGAAGCACCCGCTGTATAAGACGGAAGGCGAACTGGCTACCAAGTGCAGAGTATCTCGCATCGTGACGATCCCGGATGAGGTCATGGCGAGAGCATCTTACAACAATAAGGAGATCCTGGCTATCATCGTTAACCTGGCCGATTACAGTGTTGGCGCAGATAAGGGCGGCTCCATCAACATGTTCGATGACTTCGACATCGATTACAACCAGATGAAGTACCTGATCGAGACCAGATGCTCCGGCTCTTTGATGAAACCGTTCTCCGCAATCACCCTGTATGCGGATACCACAACCGGTCGTACCAGCAAGATCGTTGGCGACTCTGACTTTGACTCTCAGACCGCAATCGGCTCCTGAGAAAGCACACAACCTTAAGGAGGTATAACTATGAGACTGAGAAGAGAAACCGGTGATTTTCGTATCAAGGTTACTGTTGACAACGATACCGCAACCGTCAATTCCATCAACAAGAACCTGCTTGGCGAGGATTTTGTCGGCCAGGTAGTCGAGGTTGACGGTACTTTTGAGGTCGTTACCAAGGCTTCCGAGAACAAGCTCGCTGGCACTGTAACGGCTGTTTGCGAGTCTTACACTCTGACATACACCAAGGCTACCGGAGCAATCTCTGCAAGCCCAAACGCGTAAATCCATTATCTCCCATTTACCCAGATGATGATCTTTATCCGTCGGATGAACTAATTCCTGTTGGGTGATAATGGAATCAAAATGAGGTGAAAGTATGGCTAGATTCTTTGGAAAAGTGGGATTTGCTACGGTATCCGAGATTAGGCCGGGTGTCTGGGAAGATACCATTGTCGAAAGACCGTACTATGGAGACACTGTACGTAATTCCAGACGACATGAATCTGGCCAGGATAAAGTTTTAGATGACATAAACATCTCAAACGAGTTCAGCATAGTAGCAGATGCCTATGCAAACGAGAATTTTCACAACATTAAGTATGTCGAGTACATGGGCACTAAATGGAAAGTTTCTACTATAACCGTTGAGCGCCCAAGACTTATTCTTTCGGCGGGAGGTGTATACAATGGGCCGCAGACTTGAACTGCATGAGATGCTCTGTGAAGCACTCGGAAGTAGAAATGTGTATTTTCAGCCCCCGGCGTCGAAAGTAATGGAATACCCGTGCATACGGTATAACTTGTATGACATAGACAATGTTTATGCGGACAATCTTCCATATCTGCAGAACATTGGCTATCAGATAACCGTAATAGACAGAGATCCAGACAGTGCAATTGTGGAGCGTGTGTCCAAGATTCCGGGCATACGCTACAATCGTTATTACACTGCTGACAATCTCAACCACACCATATTTATTATGTATTACTAACGGAGGTAATAAAATGGCTAAACTTGTATGGGACAAGACCGGCGAAAGACTTTACGAAACCGGCGTAGACCACATGGTACTGTATCGCTACGATATCCAGACCAAAACTTTTAAGAATGCTGTTGCCTGGAATGGCATCACTGCTTTTAACGAGAGCCCGTCCGGTGCTGAGCCGACCGCTCTTTGGGCTGATAACATCAAATACCTGAACCTGATGAGTGCCGAGGAGTTCGGTGCAACCCTGGAAGCATACACTTATCCGGACGAGTTCGAAGAGTGCGACGGATCTGCAGAGCTGGCTCCCGGCGTTTACATCGGGCAGCAGACTCGTAAGCTGTTTGGTCTTTCTTACAGGACCCTTATCGGCAGTGATACCGAGAATACCGATCATGGTTTCAAGATTCATCTGGTATACAATTGCCTGGCTTCTCCGTCCGAGAGATCCCACGCTACCGTCAACGATTCTCCGGAAGCAGCTAACCCGAGCTGGGAGATCTCCACGACTCCGGCGGAAGTTACCACCGAAGGCATGAAGCCGACTGCTACGATCGTTATCGATTCCACGAAGGTTGACGCAGACAAGCTGGCAAGCTTCCTTGATATTCTGTACGGTACGGATGGTTCCGGCGGATCTGAAGGAACCACTGGTCGTCTGCCTCTTCCGGACGAAGTAGCAGCGCACTTTGCAGAAACCCCTTAATATACCCGTCGGATTCTTTATATCCGTCAAGACGGGTTTTTCCGGTTAGTATTTAAATTTTAATAGATCGCTTGGCCCCGGTGTGATGCCGGGGTCTTTTTAAAGAAAGGAGAATTGTATGTTTAAGATTAAGCAGAAGTATGAAGACTTTGACGGCCACGAGAGAGAAGAAGATTTATATTTCAACTTTACTGAACCTCAGCTCAGGAGTTTCCTTGATAAGAATCCGTCGTTCAGCGAGAAAAACCTTGCGAACCTGATCGCAACCAAAGATCCGCTGATGATGCTGGAGGCGCTGCAGACACTCATCATCGCCGCATACGGTGAGAAGAGTGAAGACGGCAAGGTGTTCAAGAAGAACACAGAAATTACTGAGAACTTTGCCTGCTCTGCGGCATTTGCTCAGTTGATGGATGACATCATGTACAAGGGTGACCTCGATACCGTTAAGGACTTCATGGTCAACATCTTCCCGGCGAAGTTCGCTAGCACGATCGCAGGAGAGATAGCTAAGGCTGAGGCAAACCCGGAACTGATCGAGAAGGTTACCGGAGAAGTTGTCGGCTGAAACTAAAAGGAGGTGAGCGAGTGCTTAGAATAGAGATTCCGGAGCGAGAATACTTCGATGAACGGACTGAACGATTCGGCACTATAAAGGCAACGACTTTATATTTGGAGCATTCGCTCATCTCGATTTCCAAATGGGAAGCCAAGTGGCATTTGCCGTTTTTTGATAGCGAAAAAACAAACGAACAGACTCTTGATTACATAAGATGCATGATTCTTAATCGAGAAATCGATGAAAAGTCTTATTATGTGAATCTGCTTACTGCTGACGATATACAAAAGATTAATACCTACATCAACGATCCCATGACAGCAACGGTCATTACTGACGATGGTAAGAGGGGAAGAAATCAGAAGGTTACTTCTGAGCTTATCTATTGCTGGATGATTCAGTTCAACATACCGGCAGAGTTTGAAAAGTGGCACATAAACAGACTAATCATGCTTATCAGAGTTTGCGGTGAGGAAAACAAACCTAAGAAGAAGATGTCAAGAAAAGAGATCATGGCTCAAAATAAGGCTTTGAACGCCGCAAGGAAAGCCAGACTGAATACGAGAGGATGAGCTGATGATTGAAATAACTCAGAAAGGCGATTTCAGTAAAGTTACTGGATGGCTTGAACATCTTAAAGAGAATTTCGATGAAGGAATCCTTAATAAATACGGAAAACTAGGAGTTGAAGCTCTAAGAAACGCTACGCCTGTTGAAACAGGATTAACCGCTTCGAGCTGGTCTTATGAGATAGTAAGGCAGCCAGGCAGAGCAACAATAGAGTTTCACAATTCAAACATAAACAACCATGTAAACATAGCTCTGATATTACAGTACGGGCATGGAACCGGAACTGGCGGATGGGTTGAAGGAAGGGACTACATTAATCCTGCTCTTCAGCCCATTTTTGATGAGCTTGCGCAAGAGGCATGGAAGGAGGTGGTGAAATGAGCAGAAGCAGCAGCGCTGTGGTTGACTCTAAAGTTGTTGAGATGAGTCTTGAGAATACCAA